TGGCTCGCGTGGCACCTCGGCGTCGAGACGTGGAAGGACTACTGGCCCGAACAGGTGAAGCGCGCGCGCGTGAAAGCGGCGATCCGGATCGCGCGCAAGAAAGGCACGGCCGCGGCCGTGCGCGAAGTGTGCGCGTCGTTCGGCGCGAACGTCGCGATGCGCGAGTGGTTCGAAAAGACGCCGAAGGGCCGGCCGGGCACGTTCGAAATCTTGATGACGGTCGGCGCGCGCGACGGCATCCCGGCGACCGCCGAATACGTCGCCGACATCATCGCCGAAGTCGACCGGGCCAAGCGCGGCACCGCGCACTACACGTTCACGCAGGGTTTCAGCGCGACGGGCACGCAGCGCATCGGCGCGGGCGCACGCGCGGCGGTGTATCGCCGCCTGTCCCTCACGGATATCTGACATGGCAGGAATGGTCATCCACATTACCGACGCCGGCCGCGCGGCCTTGGTCGCCGGCGGCAACACCGGCACGGCCGCGCGCCGCGTCGTCGAAATCGGGCTCGGCGTCGCGCCGTTCGCGTTCGACCGCGGCATGAAGACGTTGCCGAACGAGCGCAAGCGCGTGACGACGTTCGGCGGCGAAAACGTCGCGCCGGACACGCTGCACGTCGTGATCCAGGACGACACGAACGACCAGTATTCGCTGTACGCGTTCGGCCTGTATCTCGAGAATGGCGTGCTGTTCGCCGTGTACGTGCAGGACGCGCCGATTCTGGAAAAATCCCCCGCGGCAATGATGCTGCTCGCGACCGATGTCGTCTTCGCGACGATCGATGCAGCCAAGCTCGAGTTCGGGCCGGCAACGTTCCTGAATCCGCCGGCGACGACCGAGCGCAAGGGCGTGGTCGAGCTCGCCACGCAGGCCGAAGTGGACGCCGGCGACGACGACACGCGCGCGATCACGCCGAAGACGGCGAAGCGGCGCTACGCGGCGCTCTCGGGCGCGACGTTCGACGGGCGCGTGCGCGTCGTCGCCGATGTCGACGATCGCGCCGCGCAGCTCGACGTGTCGCCGAAGACGGCCGGCGTCGGCAAGGCCGGCAAGGCGCGCCTGTTCGGCACGTTCGGCGACGCGACGCTGCCCGATCTGAGCCCGCGCCTGGTCGCGACGCTGCGCGCGGGATTCGACGCCGGCGCGTGGGGGCGCGAGTACGTCGACGTTTGCCTGAACGACGGCACGAACAACGATGCGGCGAGCGACGCGAAGCAGAAGCGCGTCGCACGCTTCGCGTCGGGCGGCCGCGTGCTGATCGGCGAGCGCGCGGACGACGGCAAGACCGCGCTGCAGGTGCGCGGCGGCGTCGACGCATCGGAAGGCGTCGCCGCACGCGCGATCGACGCCGGCGGCGCCGGCGGGCAGTTCCGCGCCGTGTACGACGGCTACGGCGCGTTCATCCGCAACGACGGCCGGAGCGTCTATTTCCTGTCGACACCGAAGGGGGCCCCGGACGGCGGCTTCAATGACTATCGGCCGTTCTCGTGGTCGCTGTCGACAGGGCAGGTGATCGTCGACGGCAGCGGAGCGGGCACGGTCTTCGGCGGCGCCGTGGACGTCGCGCGCGACCTCGAAGTCGGTCGGCAGGCAAGCGAAGGGCATATCAAGCTCGGGCCGGTCGACGGCTACCTCTACGCGAACCCGGTCAGCACCGGTTGGTGGTCGCCGGCGGGATCGTCCTATCAGTACATCTTCGCCGATCACACGTTTCGCATTGACGGGCGGATGGCGTGGCACGAAGGCAATCTCGACCCGCTCGACAAGAGCAAGGGCGGCATGCTGGCCGGCGATGTGTCGTTCGCGCCGGGCAAGCGGCTCGTGCTCGCCGAAGGTAGCCCGGCCGCGCCGTCGCTCACGTTCGCCAACGACGGCGCGCCGGATACCGGCCTCTATCACGCAGCCGACGGCGAGTTCGGCGTGACCTGCAACGGGCGCGCCGTCGTGCGGTTCTCGCCGGCGCTCGTGACCTTCGAGCAACCCGTGACCGTGCCGACGCCGCCGGCGGCGGATCGATCGACGCGCGCCGCGACGACGGAATGGGTGCGCACGGTCCTGTCGGCGACGACGATCGGCCAGATTGTCTTCGAGCCGCGCACGACCGTGCGGCCGGGCTTCCTCAAGGCGAACGGCGTGCTCGTGAACCGTGCCGACTATCCCGAGCTGTGGGCGTATGCGCAGGCGAGCGGCGCGCTCGTCTCCGATGCGGACTGGATGAAGGATCGGTGGGGCTGTTTCTCGACCGGCGACGGCGCGACGACGTTTCGCCTGCCCGAGCTGCGCGGCGAATTCATTCGTTGCTGGTCCGATGCGCGCGGCGGCGTCGACGCGACGCGCCAAATCGGCGCCTTCCAGGGCGACCAGAACCACACGCACGCACACGGCGCCGCGGCAAGCGAAGCGCCGGACCACGTCCACACCGCGTGGACCGACGTGCAGGGCTGGCACGGCCACCACGGTTGGACGAACGCTGTCGGCGACCACCAGCACGTCTCGCCGTGGGGCGAGCACCCGCAGATGTACAACCCGCCGTGGGGCACGTGGGGCGCAGCCAACAACCGCGGCGCGGAGGGCAGCGACAACGACAACGTGTACGGGATGACGAGCCCGGCCGGCAACCACAACCACGAGTTCAACACCGAAGGCAACGGCAATCACGGGCACGCCGTCGGTATCGGCGGCGGTGGCCGGCACGCGCACACGATCGCCGTTCAACCCGACGGCGGCGACGAAGCGCGCCCGCGCAACGTCGCGCTGCTCGCGCTGATTCGCGCCTACTAACCACGAGAGACACGACATGCTGATTCACCACTACGACCCGGCAACGGGCGAATACCTGAGCAGCGGCCAGCCGGACGCCGACCCGCGCAACGACGGCCGCTGGCTGATTCCGGCGTCCGCGACGCTCGACGCCCCGCCGGCGCGCACGCCGACCACGTGGCCGTTTTACCGCGACGGCGCGTGGTTTCTGCTGCCCGACTACCGCGGCCGCCTCTGCTATCGGACGGACACGGGCGAGCCGGTCGAGATCGCGATCGCGGGCAAGACGCCGGCCGACCTCGGCCTGACGACCGAGCCGCGCCCGTCCGAGCGGCACGCGTGGCTCGACGGCGCATGGACCGTGCCGGCCGAGCTGCTCGCGCGCGAGAAGCGCGACGCGGCGATGGCCGAGTTCGAGCGACGGTTGGCGATCGCGCGCCGGGAGAACCTCGGCAAAGCCGACGCGTACGCGGCCGGCCAGCTCGACGACGAGCAGACGTACTACTTCAAAGCCTGGTCGGCCTACCAGATGGCGCTCGTCGCCGCGATCCAGAAAGACACGTTCCCGGACGCGATCGCGTGGCCCGACACGCCCGCGCCGTACGTTCCGCCGCCGCCCGAGCCCGTCGCGCCGGAAGGCATGCCGCCCGCCGCACCGGCCGTTGCCGGCGACGCCGCGCGGCCGGAACCCGAACACGCCCCGGCCTGACGCCGGCCGATCATAGGGAATCCTCCCGATTTTTACGTAACAGGAGCTGCACACCATGCCGCAGGATTACCACCACGGCGTACGCGTCATCGAAATCAACGAAGGCGGCCGCCCGATTCGCTCAGTGTCGACGGCCGTGCTCGGCGTCGTCTGCACGGCGGCCGACGCTGACGCGAGCGCGTTTCCGCTCAATACGCCCGTGCTGCTGACGAACGTCGTCGCCGCGCTCGGCAAGGCCGGCAAGAAAGGCACGCTGCGCCGCACGCTCGACGCGATCGGCAAGCAGACGAAGCCGCTGACCGTCGTCGTGCGCGTCGCCGAAGGCAAGGACGCCGACGAGACGACCTCGAACGTCATCGGCACCGTGACGCCGGACGGCAAGTACACGGGCATCAAGGCGCTGCTCGCCGCGCAGGGTGCGCTCGGCGTGAAGCCGCGCATTCTCGCCGCGCCCGGCCTCGATACGCAGCCGGTCGCGGCCGCGCTCGCGGCGACCGCGCAGTCGCTGCGCGCGATGGCCTATGTGTCGGCGTCCGGCTGCAAGACGAAGGAAGAAGCCGCCGCGTACCGCAGGCAGTTCGGCCAACGCGAAATCATGGTGATCTGGCCGGACTGGCTCGGCTGGGACGACACGACGAACTCGACGGCCGTCATCCCGGCGCCGGCGATCGCCGCCGGCTTGCGCGCGAAGATCGACAACGACATCGGCTGGCACAAGACGATTTCGAATGTCGTCGTGAACGGCGTGTCCGGCATCAGCGCCGACGTGTCGTGGGATTTGCAGGACCCGGCGACCGATGCGGGCTACCTGAACGAGCACGAAGTGACGACGCTCGTGAACCGCAACGGCTTCCGGTTCTGGGGCGAGCGCACGTGCTCGGACGATCCGAAGTTCGCGTTCGAGAACTACACGCGCACCGCTCAGGTGGCCGCCGATTCGATCGCCGAAGCGCAGATGCCCGTCGTCGACGGCCCGCTGAATCCGTCGCTCGCGCGCGACATCGTGGAAAGCATCAACGGCTGGTTTCGGCAGCAGGTCGCGAACGGCTACCTGATCGGCGGTAGCGCGTGGATCGATCCGGAGCCGAACACGGCCGACATTCTCGCGTCCGGCAAGGCGTACATCGATTATGACTACACGCCGGTTCCGCCTCTCGAAAATCTGGTGCTGCGCCAGCGCATCACCGACCGCTTCCTCGCCGATTTCCCGGCGCGCGTGGCGGGCTAACAGGAGTCAAATGCAATGGGTATGCCTCGAAAACTGAAGGGCTTCAACGTCTTTCACAACGGCGCGAACTTCGTCGGCGAAGTCGAAGAGCTCAATCTTCCGAAGCTCAAGCGCAAGATGGAAGCGTGGCAGGGCAGCGGCATGACCGGCCCCGTGAAAATCGACTACGGCAGCGAAGAGCTCCAGCTCGAGTGGACGTGCGGCGGCTTCATGGTCGAAGTGCTCGAACAGTACGGCGCCGTGCAGCACGACGGCGTGCTGCTGCGCTTCGCCGGCGGCTATCGTCGCGAGGACAGCAAGAAGCACGACCAGATCGAAGTGGTAGTGAAGGGCCGCCACGAAGAGATCGACATGGGCACCGCGAAGGCGAAGGAAGACACTAAATTCAAGATCACGACCAACGCCAGCTACTACAAGCTGACCGTGAACGGGCGCGACCTCATCGAGCTCGACTTCGTGAACGCGGTCGAGAAGATCAACGGCATGGACCTCGCGTCGGACCTTCGCCGCGCGATGGGCCTGTAATCGACGCCCGCGTCGAGCGCGGGCCATTCCAATTTCACATCCAACCCAGGAAACACCATGACGACCATCGACACCGCTCATATCGAAACGGCTGGCCACGCCGCGCCCGACGAGAACACGCACACGCTCGACACACCGATCGAGCGCGAAGGGCAGACCATCACGCAGGTGACGTTGCGCAAGCCGGCCGCGGGCGCGCTGCGCGGCACGTCGCTCGCCGCACTCGTGAATCTCGATGTCGACGCGCTGCGCAAGGTGTTGCCGCGCATCAGCACGCCGACGCTGACCGAGTTCGACGTGGCCGGCATGGACCCGGCCGACCTCGTGGCGTTGGGGGGTATCTTCGCCGGTTTTTTGATGCCGAAGGCGCTGAAAGCGAGCATGGAATCCCGGCCCGCGTAGAAGACGCGATGGCCGATATCGCGACGGTGTTTGGCTGGACGCCGCGCGATATGGCCGCCTTCTCCCTGGCCGAATTGATGGACTGGCGCGAGCGCGCCCGGATACGTAGCGGAAACGAGTGACGATGGACAACGCCCTGAAACTGCGCGTGATGTTCGACATGATCGACAACTTCACGAAGCCCCTGAAGAACGTGCTGAACAGCAACAAGGGGCTCGCGCAGGCGCTCAAGCAGACGCGCGGCGAGCTCGCCGAGCTCGGCAAGCAGCAGAAGGCCGTCGCCTCGTTCCGCGAGATGCGAACCGGGCTCGCGGGCACAGCGGAGAAGCTCGGCGAAGCGCGAACGCGCGTGAATGGCCTCGCCACTGCGTTGCGTGCAGCCGACCAACCCTCGCGCCAGATGATTGCCGATTTTGAGAAGGCGAAGCAGTCTGCGGCGCGCCTGTCGATCGAGCACGAGAAGCAGTCCGCCCGCGTACGTGAGCTGCGCGCCCAGCTCGCGAGCACGGGCATCAACACGCGCCAGCTCGCCGAGCACGAACGCACACTGCGATCGAACATCGCGCAGACGACGGCGACGATGCAGGCGCAGACCCGCCAGCTCGAAGCCATGGCCGAGCGCGAGAAGAAGCTCGGCGCGGCGCGCGGCAAGATGCAGGCGCTACAGGGTGTCGCCGGCGGCATGGCGATTGGCGGTTACGCGGCGCGCTCGACCGGCGCGCACGCGCTCGGCGATCTGCGCGAGGCACTCGACGAAACGAAGAAGATCCAGAACGAGCGTGCGCGCATCACGGCGCTTGGCCTCGGCGACCAAGCGACGAAGGACGCCGAGAAGTACGTGCGCTCGATGAAGATGATGGGCGTGAGCACGTCGGACAACATGACGCTGATGCGCGACGCGCTGTCGATCTTCGCGGACGAGCACCACGCGCAGATGGTGATGCCGACGCTCGCGAAAATGAAGTTCGCGAACGAGGCGATGTTCGGCGCGGAAGACGCGCACGCGAACGAAGAGAAGTTCATGAACATGCTGAAGGTCATCGAGCTGCGCGGCGGCACGAAGGACGAAGCGACGTTCAGGAACGAAGCGAACATGGTGCAGAAGGTGCTGTCGGCGACGGGCGGCCGCGTCGGCGGCGACGAGTGGCGCAACTTCATCCAGACGGGCGGCGTCGCGGCAAAGCAGATGCGCCAGGACGCGTTCTACTACCAGATGGAGCCGCTCATTCAGGAAATGGGCGGGCACCAGGTCGGCACCGGGCTCATGTCCGCATATAGCAACGTCTACCAGGGCAAGACGACCGTGCGGGCCGCGCAGGAGATGATGAAGCTCGGGCTGCTCGACAAGACGAACGTCGAGTACAACAAAATCGGCATGATCAAGCGGATCAAGCCGGGCGCGCTGCTCGGCGGCGATCTGTTCAAGGCGTCGCCGCTCGAATGGCTCGAAAAGGTGCTGCTGCCGCAGATGGCGAAGAAGGGCGTCACGGACCCCGACAAAGTGAAGGACATGATTTCGACGATCTTCACGAATCGGACGGCCGCGAATCTGTTCTCGACGATGTACATGCAGAGCCAGCAGATCCACAAGAACGAGAAGCTGAACAAGGGCGCGTATGGCATCGACGAAATGCACGACCTTGCGTCGAAACAGACGCCCGGAAAGGAGCTCGACGCACACGCGAAGCTGCGTGATCTGCTGAATGAAATCGGCGAGCGCATCGCGCCGATGTATAACGCTGCGCTCGACAAGACGCGCGAGCTCGCCGACAGGCTGCTGACAACGATTCAGGCACACCCACAGGCAACGAAGGTAGTCGTCGCGCTCGCGGGCGGCTTCGCCGCGCTGCTCGCGGTGCTCGGCACGTTCACGATCGTTCTCGCCGGCGTGCTCGGCCCGCTCGCCGTCGTGCGTTTCAGCATGGCGACGCTCGGCATCCAGGGCGGCATCCTGTCGCGCGCGCTCGGCATCGGCGCGGCCGCATGGCGGATGTTCGGCACGGCCGCGATGGGTGCCGGCCGCCTGTTGCTCACGACGCCGATTGGCCTATACGCCGCGGCGTTCGCCGCCGCCGCGCTGCTGATCTACCGCTATTGGGGGCCGATCAAGGCGTTCGTCGGGGGCGCGCTCACGGCGATCGGCGATGCACTGGCGCCGATCGGCGTCGCGCTTCGGGGCGCATTGCAGCCGGTCGGTCGCGCGCTAGCGGCGGCAAAACCGCTGTGGAATGGGCTGAGCGGTGCGCTCTCGACGGTGGCCGGCTGGCTCGGCAAGCTGTTCGCGCCGGCGCGCGCGAGCGCCGATGGCCTATCCGCAGCGGCGGCGGCCGGCCGCGGATTCGGTGCGGTGCTCGGCACGGTGTTGCGCGTCGCGCTCGTGCCGCTCACGTGGCTCGGCCGCGCGCTCGGCGGGCTCGCCGGCCTGTTCGTCGAAGCGATGGGCGACGCGCGCGCGGCATTGAACGGCGGGCTCGCCGCGCTCGGCACGCTGATTCTGAACTGGTCGCCGCTCGGCATGTTCTACCGGGCGCTCGCGGGCGTGCTGTCGCTGTTCGGCGTCGAGCTGCCCGCGAAGTTCTCCGAGTTCGGCGGACACCTTATCGACGGGCTCGTCGGCGGCATCAGCAGCGGACTGGGCAAGGTGAAAGACGCGATTTCGAATATGGCGAACAGCACGGTGGGCTGGTTCAAAGAGAAGCTCGGCATCCATAGCCCGAGCCGCGTATTCGCTCAGCTCGGCGGCTTCGTCGGTGAAGGCGCCGCGCTCGGCATGCAGGGTGAGCAGCAGCGCATCGCGAAAGCGGCGCTCGGCCTTGCAACCGTAGCCGTCGCGTCATTCGGCACACCGGCGCTCGCGAAGCCGATGCCGCCGCTCGTGCAGGCGACCGTGCCGATCGATCGCCGCGCGCCGCTCGCCGCGCCATCCGCGGCTTCATCGCCGGCCGCGCCGGCGTCGCCGATCGTCATCAACATCTACCCGCAGGCCGGGCAGGACCCGCACGCGATCGCGCGCGCGGTCGAAGCCGCGCTCGATCGCCGCGAGCGCGCGAAGCAGTCCCGCATCGGCTCGCGCCTGTCGGACTGACGCAACCGGAGTCACGCATGCTCATGTCCCTCGACCAATTCGTTTTCAGCCTGACGAGCGCACCGTTCCGCGAATTGCAGCGGCGGCGCACGTGGAAGCATCCGACGAGCTCGCGCGTCGGCGCGCGCGACGGCCGCCAGTTCGCCGGCGTCGGCGATGACACGATCACGCTGAACGGCCTCGTCGCGCCCGAGACGTTCGGCTCGATCGCGTCGATTCGCGAGCTCGCCGCGATGGCGGACACCGGCGAAGCGTACGTGCTCGTCGACGGCGCCGGCAACGTCTACGGCGCGTACGTAATCGCCGAGCTGAACGAGACGCAGAGCTACCACACGGCGGACGGCACGCCGCGGCGCATCGAGTTCCAGCTCACGATCGAGCGCGTCGACGACGACGTGCTGCGCACGCCGCGCGAGAAGAACACGCGCAAGGACAAGCGCTGATGACCACGTCGACGAACGAACGCACCACGAGGGCGGAATTGCAGGACGCGCCGCGCGTCGCGCGCCTGCATCCGCAGCCGGACTACCGCATTTCAGTCGGCGGCCGCGATCTGTCGCGCCTGTTCGCGCCGCGGCTCGTGTCGCTGTCGATTTCGGAATCGCGCTCCGACGAGGCGGACACCATCGATATCGTGCTCGACGACTCGAAAAACGATCTGGACATTCCGAAGCGCGGCGCGACGATCAAGGCGTCGATCGGATGGGCCGGCGAGCCGCTCGTCGACAAGGGCAGCTTCGTTGTGAACGAAGTCGAGCACAGCGGCGCGCCGGACATCATCACCATCCGCGCGCGCTCGGCCGCGATGACGAGCGGCATGCAGGAGCGCCGCGAGAAGAGCTGGCATCGGCAGACGATCGGCTCGATCGTCCACGCGATCGCCGGGCGCTACTCGCTGGCGCCGATCGTCGGCGACGCGCTCGCGAAGATCCTGATCGCGCACATCGACCAGACGCACGAATCGGACATGTCGTTTCTGACGCGCCTGGCGAAGCGCTACGACGCCGTCATGAACGTGAAGGATCTACGCTTGCTGTTCATGCCGATCGGCACCGGCCAGACGGCGAGCGGAAAGCAGCTCGACGTGCTCGAACTGACGCGCGCGAGCGGCGACAGTCATCGTTACCACGTGTCCGAACGCGAGAACTACGCGGCCGTGCGCGCGCACTACCATTCGACCGGCCGCGCGAAGCGGAAGTCGGTCATCGTCGGCGGCGAGAACAACAAGAACGTGAAGGTGCTGCCGGAAGACTACGCAACGGAGGCGGAAGCGCGCGCTGCCGCGCAAGCGGAGTTCAAGCGGATGCAGCGCAGCCAGGCGACGATGAGCTACACGCTCGCGCGCGGCCGCGCCGAACTGTTCCCGGAAATGCCCGTGACCGTGTCAGGCTTCAAACCGGAAATCGACGAGACGCCGTGGCTCGTGAAGAAGGCAACGCACACGATCGGCGACGTTGGATTCACGACCGCGCTCGAGCTCGAAATGCGGGACGATCCGACGACCGATCGGCACCGATCGCATTTTCGCCGCAGTAGATAGCGCACAATCAGGCAGCGTCGGGTCGGTTGCTCCAGCAGGTTACGTTGTGCCTTCGCAGAAAATCCGCATATCGAAGCGCATTCGTCGTAAAAAATGGACTGCGTGCAAGCAGCTTATCACCGCGACGCTCGAACAAGATTTGCAATTCCACCGGTTCGTCAGTACCAGCGCGCCGCAGCGTCGGGAAGTACTGGATGTCGAAATAGGAAATCTTCGCATTGCTATCGTAGCCAACCTCGGCGGCATCCAGCGAGGTGAAGCCGCGGCTGCATGAACGAAGGAAGTCATACAGGCTCTGCCCATTCGCGAGCTGTATTTGTTTCGCAAAGTAGAGGCTCTGAAAGAAGTTCTCTTTTCTGGTCGACACCAGCTCGCTATCGTCCGCTTCATCTGCGAGCGCGTGATACCGGACACTCGCGAGATCGGGATATCGCTTGACGATATAGCGTTGGAATCGCTTCGGGCCATAGCACTCGCTTTCATCAAGGCAAGTCTGATCCGCTAGGTAGCGCTTTTCGTCCTCACTCTGGCTCAGCGTAATCGTTGCCGCCTTCGGCCAATTGTCCGCGTTTGCTGCACCATTGCTTGCGCCCTCGGTAAGCGAAAGTACAGGCGGCACCTCACCGGAACTCGCGCTTTGTGCGTCGCTCTTGCTCAGAGCCTCGCTGCGCACCGAGGCTGCCGATTCTGACGCGGGCACGTCGGCTGAAACTGGCGCTGCTCCCTGCTCGCTGTTTCCTGGTGCAAAGGTAAGAAACGGGATTATGGAAACTACGAATCCCGATAGACACGCGGACACGTGCGAAATCAGTGCTCCCCATCCCTTGCTACGCCAGTGCTTTACGAGCGCCTTCCAGACGAGCATCCATGTTGCGATTGCCGCAACCAGCAAAACGAAAACTTTCATCGCTCCCTCGGTGAATTCGTTACACGTGTGCGCATTGCATCAACGACGGCCGTTCGATGTAACCGGCTGCCAGGCAGCGACGCGTTCCGCAGTCGTCTCGCAACGCTGCCGGAGTCCTTCTTGCCGGACGATGCTGCCGACCGTATATCGATGTCCACCATATTCGCAATGAAGCGGTGGCGCGGCCATCTGGCTCACTGTTGGAGCATCCGGGCGATTGACCGTGACGTATGACACCACGACGATCGCTACCGCAGCGACGGCTGCCGACGCGACTACGTGCCGGGAACGCTGCCTCTTCTGAGTTTGCGCGGGTGCGATCCCGGACTGCGTGGAAGTGGAAACAGGGACTGTGGCAGCGAGAATTGCAGGCGCTACATGTTCAATCCGTGGCTCGGTCGACGTCGCTTGCGGCTCGGGAGCAGGCGCCTGTTCTTTGATTTCTCGTTGAGGAGACGACGACGCCCCCTGTTCCGCAGTTCCGTTCCTTACCCATCCGTCGAGATACCGCATCACCCGCTCGAACAGTTCGCGCGGCATCTCGTCCATGCTCCGGAACTTGAATCTGGTCATCAAACGCCGGTACACCATCAGCTTTTCGACGCCCGTCTTTGCTTCAAGCTCAAAGACTTTCGCGCCAATCGCACGTCGTTGGCGATCACTGATATACCGCTTTGATTCCACCCCGTTGTGCAGGTGAATGTTGACGCTTGCTTGTGCACCGCTGTTTTTAACGTCCCGGCCGGCAACCTGCCCGACCTCACCACTGAACTTCTGATCCATTGTTTTCTTTTTCTCCTGCGGCTGGCCCTGCCGCTAATTTCTCGGTCTCTCAATCCCGATCGTTTCGGCGCTTCCTCCGTGTACTCGGCATGTTGATCGTGAAGGGGCCCGTCACGTCACCACTAACTTGCTGCCCGATGCTTGCAGCGCTGAAGTCCTGCTGATACTTGCTCGGCGCGGTCCCTGCGGCGAGCGCTGCACGCGCCGCAGTGCGCACGGCCTCAGGTGCTACACGGTATAGGCGCACAACGTCGACCTCATCGGCCGTCAATTCGGTGACGTTGCGTTGTCCCGTAAGAACATAAAGAACGTCGACGCCGTGTGCCGCTACTGCTTCCAGATAAGTGGAATCGGGGCGCCTTGATCCGTTCTCGTAGTTCAGTTGTGCGTCCTTGGACACCCCGCCCAAAGCAGCAAATGCGGTCTGGTTCAACCCGAGACGCTGACGTTCCTCTTTGAGCCTGCGCGAAAAAACGGTCAATTGACCACCATTCAAGTTGACAAGTGGTCATTCGACCACTATTCTGCTGTTGTGCAAGGTTACCGAAGGGAAGTATACCGCCATGCTTCGTAAGAAAGCCCCGGTCACGCGCGCTCCGCGTGGCGTGCTGTCCGACAAGCCTGTCTATATGCGGCTCATGCCCGACGAGCGGCGCACGCTCGAGGAATTGTCCGTGTCTCAAAATCGTTCGACATCCAGCGTCGCGCGATTGATCTACCTTGAGGGCGTTGAGCAATACCGGGCCAAAGTTACCAGCGCTGATGCGCAACAGCACGCAATTCCTGTTGCAGGTCATTGAGCCATGCGCACCCCTGCTCTTATCGAACCGGCGCTCCGGCAAGCATTGCATGGCCCGAAACGCCATGATGTTCAAGCCGCGCTCGGATGGGACGATTCCCAGGTCAGCCGCTTTCTGAGCGGTGGCCAAGGCATCGTCATCGACAAAATCGACACGCTCGTCGCAGCCGTCGGCTTCGTGCTCGTAACCCGCAAATACCTTGATGCCGTTGCCACGCTCGGCGAAGTAGGTGTGCATTGCGAATGCGCTCGTCGCGGCTATGGCGAATGTCGCCAAGGGGGTAATCCATGCGAATCCTGAACCGCTGCCCTCACTGCCGCACGCGTGCCACCGCGCGCAGCAGCCGCGAAATGTCGCTGACCTTCCGCGAAGTCACGTATCAGTGCAACAACCCGGAATGCGGTCACACCTACGTCGTCAACATGGAATTCGCACGCACGCTGTCGCCGTCCGCAACCCCGAATCTCTCGCTGAATCTGCCGCTCTCGCCACACGTGCGCGAGCGCCTCGAGCAACAGCTCGAGTTGCCGGTCTAGTCGCTTAACCGCTTCCCCGTTTCCCCTCGCATCGTGCCATTGCGGCGCGAGGGGCTCTTTTTACCTAATGAAAAGGAGTACTGAATGGCCTTCGTCGCTTCTGCCCCTCTCGTCCTGCCGTTCAACGCCATCGACCTTCCACTCGAGAAACGCCGCGAATACCTGCGAAAGCTCTGGAACGCCGACGTCGACGCCATCGTGTTTCTCGGCGCCGCCCGCAAGCTCGGCTACGCGCTCGGCGGCCGCTGGGATGCCGCGACCGACATGCCGGCACTCGTTCCGACCATCCGGCTTCTGCACTGATCACGATGCGCGCGCCTCTCTCCGAGCTCGAGCTGCGCGCGGCCTGGTCGCGCCTGCGCATGGTCGGCGACTTCGACATGGCTCCGCCCGCGGTTCGCCTTGTCGTCGAATCCGCGGCGCGCGCGATGCAGGACCGCGAATACGTCCGTTTGCGGTGCAGCTTCGACGCAAAGCGCTGCGCGGCAAACGACACCGACGACTGACCCAACTGCGCCGGCTGCCGGCGCATACATGAGGAACCACATGATGAAACCCTACGTTTTCAGCGTCGGCGTACTGCTGATGCTCTCGTTCTCGCTCACGGGCATTCACTGCCTGACCGCCGACGTGCTGCGCCTGTTCGATGTTCGCCACGCACGCACCATCGCATTCGCGATCGGCGTCGCCGCATTGGTCGCCCTGGTCGCTGCGTTGGCCTGGTCCGTTCCGTCGCGGAGGTAAGCCATGACGCTCACGGAATTTTTCGCCGAGATCGGCAACGACCACCTGCGCTTCCAGCTCCTCGAACAGTCCATGACGGACATCCGCGCCATGCGGCGGGGAACGCTCGTCTCGTTCGCAACCGACGCGATCACGACGGCCGAAGCAGCGCTCGGCGCCGGCCGTGTGGGCTTGATCGTATGGGCTGATCGCGCCGCATACGAACGCGCGACGGCCAAAGCCAATCAAGCCAAGCCCACATAGCGCCGCGCCGGCCGCCGTCGACGAGCTCGAGGCGATCCGATCACGCGCTGTCGCGCTGCATCGCCCGATAGCGCATCCACTTTCACGCCGCGCGCACTCCCCGATGCCTCGGGGCGCGGCGCTTTTCCGGGGCGGTCCGCACGACGCCCCGGCTTTTTCGGGGGTGACATGAACCAGTTTTATGAACCACTACCGGCGGGCGACACGGATTTGGCGATCCGTTATCGGAACGCCGTCCGCTACGTGATGTTCCAGCAGATCGCAGAACTCCGAGCACTGAAACTTCACGGGCACTTCCCGTGGGCAAGGTTTGCGCTGCGGAGCGACGTCATTTCGAGCCTGGACACGCTCGGCGGCCTCGCCGGGGAGTGGTGAGCATGACGACCGCATCGATCCGCTACGAGCTCATGACGACCGCCGGCCTACGCACTGTGAGCGGCGACCACGTCGTGATTCCGAACGAAGCCGGCGCAACCTTCGGCATTCACATGGAGCGTCACGCGCCGCACGGCCACCCCGAAAAGTGGGCCGTCACGCATCTTGCGTCCGGCATGGCGGCCGGCGTCGGCCCCACGCGCGACGCCGCGATCGCGCACGCGGCCGCGAACCTCGAGCGAAATAAGCGCCGGCTGCGCGACATGCTCGACGAGGCGATGACGGCGCGCGCCAATCTGCAAATCGCCGTGCATCGAATCCAACAGAACGAACACGCCATCCTCGGGAGGATTCCCGCATGAACCACGATCCGAACCGCGCGCCGCACGACATCGCGCTCGCCTCCGCAATCGCCGCGGCCGCCGGCACGCTGCGCTTCGACAACAAGCCGGGCAGCCTTCAACGGCAATGCATGCTCGGCCTGTTCGTCGCCGCGCTCAGCGGCCGCCTCGCCCTCGCCTTCCCCGAATCCGCCGCGGCGTTGCACGCCGTCGTGTTCAGCCCGGCCACGACCGGCAACCCCACCGACCGCACACCGCAGCAACCCAAGTAGCAGACACAGAAATGGCCACGATCGACGAACTGAAACAACGAATCGACCTGCACGACCTCGCCGACCGCCTCGGCCTCAAGCGCGGCCGCGGCGGCGACAAGGCGCTCTATCACTCGCCGCAGCACGAGGACAAGAGCCCGTCCCTGTCGATCTACGTGAACCACCCGAAGCACGGCACCGGCTGGCGCGATCACAGCGCCGATGCCGGCGGCTCGTGCATCGACCTGGTGATCCACGCGCGCGGCGGCACGGTCGCCGACGCGGTGCGCTACCTGCACGACGCCTACGGCATCCCGCTCGATCGACCGGCGCCGGCGGAGCGCCGCGAGAAGTCGACCGTCGAATACATCGCCGACCGCTGCCTCGCCGAGCGCGACCGCGTGCGCGAATACCTCGGCGGCCGCGGCATTTCGGCCGCGGCAATCGACGCCGCGTTCGCCGCGCGCTCGCTCGGCTTCAACACGTGGACGAGCTCGAAAGTCGCCGCCGGCGAAGTCGGGCACGCCGGCCCGGCCGCCGCATTCATCGTGCGCGAGCCGGCGGACGGCCGTGTCGTCGCCGTCGACATGCGCTATGTCGACCCGGCGCTCAATGGCGGCGTCAAGACGCAGACACAGGGCGACAAGGCCGGCTACGGCTGGACCGCCGATGCCCGGCGTCTCGACAAGGCGAAGCGCGTATTCATCGTCGAAAGCGCAATCAATGCGCTGTCGATCGACACCTGCGCGATGCCCGGCGCAGCGGCGCTCGCGCTGCGCGGCCTCGCCAACGTTGACGCGATCGACTTCTCGTCGCTGCGCGGTAAGCAGGTCGTGATCTGCCTCGACAACGACGAGCCGTTCGCGGAGGGCCATCCGCGCGCCGGCCACCGTCCCGGCCCGGAAGCCGCGTGGGCGCTCTACGAGCGTCTCGCGAGCCTTAACATCAGCGCCGTGCTCGTCGACCAAGCCGGCTGGCTCGCCGATCTGGCGGACGGCGAAACGAAGCAGCAGCCGATCAACGACGTGAACGACTACCTGCAACTGCGCGGCCCGGTCGAGCTGGCGCGCGCGCTCGAGCAACTCGAGCCGTGGCTCATTGCCGGCCTGGCAGGCGACGCCACGCGCCGCGGCCGGCCGCGCATCTTTCTGCCGTCGCACGACTTCGCACAGTATTGGCGCTTCCGCGTGCGTCCTGACTTCACGAGCTACATCACGAAGATGGACCGCAACGAGGAATCTGGCGTCGAGACGCCCGTCATGACGGACCTGTGCGGCTTTCGCATCGCCGGCATCAGCCGCGTATCGGTCGCGAGCGCAACGTCGACGATGACGGGCGACGCCGACCAGGCGCCGACCGTCTACTTCGCCGTGTCGGTGCAGACGCCGCGGCATGGCGCGCAGCTCGTCCGCCGCGTGATGCTCGACGACCAGCTCCACAACGTCGACCAGTGGGGCAAGTTCGGCCCGATCTGGACGCCGGCGCCGTTCAAGCGCATGGTCAACATCCTCGAGCGCGGCGCCGACCTCGGCGCGCGCCAGGCCGCAAATTTCGTCGGGCTTGCATGGCGCGACGGCCGCCTGATCGTCAACGAAGGCCCAGACTGCTACTTCACCGAAGCCGACAAGCAGTGCCCGTATCACAACCTGACGTTCCCGAGCGGCCCGACCAGCGACGCGCGCCGCGTCATCACGGCCTACCAGACGACGTTCAAGCAGAACGCCGCGACCATCCCGCTCGTGTGGGCGCTCGGCGGGCACCTGAAGGCGCTGCTCGGCTTCTGGCCGCACATCACGATCCAGGCGAACAAGGGCGCCGGGAAGTCGACGCTCATCAAGCGCCTCGAGCGCTCGCTCGCATTCACGATGTTCTCCGGGCAATCGCTGCAAACCGAATTCCGGCTGCTGACGAGTATCAGCCACACGAGCCACCCGGTCGGATGGGAGGAACTGTCCGCGCGTCGACAGGACGTGATCGACAAGGCGGTCGGGCTGTTGCAGGAGAACTACCAGTACACCGTGACGCGCCGCGGCACCGACATGACGGAATACCTGTTGTGCGCGCCCGTGATGCTGGCCGGCGAGGATGTGCCCGTACGAAGCCTGCTCGGCAAGCTCGTGCGCACGACGCTGACCGGCAAGCGCGGTCCGCTGCTGCCCGACGATCTGCCGCGCTTCCCGGTCCGGCAGTGGCTCGAATATCTCGCGGGCCTCGACAAGCGCGCCGTGCTCGAGCACTACGCGACATTGCGCGACAAGGCGCTCGCAAAATGCATCGCGAGCGGCGCTGATGATGGCGCGAACCGCATGGCCGCCAACTACGCCGCCGTCGCCCTCGCCTGGCGCTATCTGTGTGAATTCGCCGGCATGGACCCGAGCGAGGGCAGTTTTCCGCATGACCTGCTCGCCGAAATGAACGGTCACGTCGCCGAAACGAGCGCCGATCGCGAGCCGTGGGTCTGGATCATGGAAACCGTGCTGTCGGAGATCGACGGCGGCAACTACAAGCACCCATACACCTTCGATACGGTCGACGGCGAATTCTGCCTGCTGCTGCGCACAGGCCACGTGATGGACCACCTCGCGCACACGAGCGCGCTGCGCGACAAATGGAACGGCCTGCCCGTGAAGTCCGATCGCGTGTTCAAGACGCAGCTCAAGCACGCCGGCGTCGTGGTCGGAGAGAAGGAAGTCGAGCGGCGCATCTACACCCGCCGTGTGCCCTACCTCACGCCCGTCTCGCTCGAGCGCCTCGCCGCGTTCGGCCTCCACGTATCGGTGCGCGAAGACCTGGCGACCGACGCACTCGAGCGGAGCCACGCATGACGCCTTCTCAGCCGTCGCGGCCGCAGTGCGGCCGTGCCCCTTCCGTCATCCTTTCAGGCCGCGTAGCGGCCCTGGAATCGGGTTTCCGCCGCATGCGCCGATGCGCGCAGCAGTCGGCGCACGTCGTCACGCGGCCGCCGTTCGGTTCGCTTCCCCCCGTCCCCCCAGCGAGTCGAAACGGCCGGGCAACAGCACGAGCCGAGAGGGAGCGGGGCCGCGCGGGCGGATTTTTCCACAGGGGCCGGGCAGGCAGCGCATGCGAATCGTGGATTTCGCGGGTATCCGCTCGTAAGTCCTTGATTGTTGAGAAGAGTGCCGCCACGTGTCACCCCGCATTTGCTACTAGTCGAGCCGCTTTTGCCATCAGTCCGGTTTTGGCGCGGGCCGCCGCCGTCCTTCTCTCTTCTCTCTCTATTTCATTGAAAAAGAAGGAGAAAGAAAGCGAGGAAGGGCAAGGCATAGGCCGGAACGGACTGCCACGAGTTACAGGCGTTTTGCCATCAGTTACGGACGCTGCCTATTTTTTAGGCCACGAGTTTTTGAGGGTCGCCATGCCTGAATGGTGGCAATTGATGGCAGACGAATATGTTTTGAATCAAACAGTTACCCATAAAAACGACCTCAAACCATCATTCCATGAGTTGCGCTGCGTGTATCCCTTCCACGCGGGCCTGAACGTGAGGCGCTCAAGATGCGAACGATGAATCTGGAAGAAGCGGCAGCGTGGTTGTTCACGACGCCCGAAACCGTGTCCGAATGCATCCGCCGCCACGGACTGCCGGCCGCAAAGATCGGTCGAGCGTGGGTTCTCGTGGATGTCGACGTGATAGATTGGCTCAGACAGCAATACGAAAAAACAGGTGGGAAATGCGGTTCTACAAGCGACAAAAAAATGGCCCTTGGTGGTTCGACCTCAGCATCGACGGCTCGCGAATTAGACAATCTTCTGGCACCTCGGACCGTAGGGCGGCGGAAGAACTTGCCGCCAAGGTTGCGAGCGATTACTGGCGGCAAAAAAAGCTCGGCGAGCGGCCGGCCGTAACGTGGGACGCGGCGGTCGTGCATTGGCTCAAGCAGAACCAGCATCAGCGCTCGCTGGAGACCACCAAACAGCGCCTGCGCTGGCTAACGGATCAACTGAAGGGAGAGAACGTCCGCAACATCGATCGCGAACGCATCCAGGCGCTAATCGAGACGAAGGCGGCCGAGAAGTACCGCGGTAGTCCGGTAGCAGGCGCGACGGTGAACCGGCACATGGCCGCGCTCTCGGTCATCCTGCATCACTGCCACGCGGAGGGATGGATCGACGCGGTTCCCCCGATTCGCAAGCTGCGGGAGAACAGCGCACGCCTGACCTGGCTTACCCGCGCGCAAGCGCAACGGCTACTGGAAGAACTGCCGACGCACCTGCGACAGATGGCGCGGTTTGCGTTGGCGACGGGGCTGCGCGAATCGAACGTGCGACTGCTGGAATGGGCGCAGGTCGATCGAGAGCGGGCGCTGGCGTGGATTCATGCCGACCAGGCCAAAGCCGGCAAGGTGATTTCCGTGCCGCTGAACGAGGACGCGTTGGGCGTGCTGCGCGAGCAGCAGGGGCAGCACAAGCGCTACGTGTTCGTGTACAAGGGAGCACCCATCGGCCGCATCTACAACCACGCATGGCAAAAGGCATGCGTGCGAGCGGGCCTGTCAGGGTTGCGCTTTCATGATCTGCGGCACACGTGGGCGAGCTGGCACGTTCAGGCCGGCACGCCTCTGCCAATCCTTCAGCAGCTCGGAGGATGGGCCAGCTATCAGATGGTGCTGCGCTACGCGCACCTCGGGCGGGACCACGTGGCGGCCTACGCGGACAACATCGGCACACTGCGGCACAAATCTGGCACACCGCCAGAAATAGAAAAGGGTTCCGATTGCTCGGAACCCTTGTCAAATCTGGTGGCCTGGGGCGGAATCGAACCACCGACACGCGGATTTTCAATCCGCTGCTCTACCAACTGA